TAAACTATTCCCAATCTACTGGTAATCTTACAGACGATAATGGTAAGCATATCTGCACTGGGTTTGCTGGAAATGATTCAAGACCAGGGGTTAACCCAAACCATATCCACGGGTTTGATAATCCTGAAGCTGAGTCTATCCATGGTATCGGACCTTTGCCCAAGGGAAAGTATACGGTGGGGACCTGGGGAGATCATCCACCACTAGGGCCCATGTCTGCCCCCTTGACTCAGTTTGAAGGTGAGACCTATGGACGGTCTGGATTCTTCATCCACGGCGGGGCTGCATTGGATGTATTCAACAGCTCAGAAGGCTGTGTTGTGCTCCACCGTGATGATAGGGAAACTGTGATGAATATGAAGCCAGATACAATTACGGTTACGGCTTAATATGTTTGAATCGATAACATTACCAACAGTAAAGTATATAAAGCCAATCCTTATTTGCCTAGCAGCATTGCTTATTATTGGGGGCTCAACCTATACCTGTTCATACGTAAGGGATCACAAAGCTAAGGCTCTCCAGAATGCTTATACCGGTAAGATCGATGCGCAGGCAAAGGTTATTGATGCCGATAAGACCTTGGTTGCCTCTCTACAGGCCAAGCTTGCTGTCCAGGTGGCCCAGATTCCAGTTGCCAAGGCGCAGGCGCTTTGCGCCACGGCCAAGGCAAAGCAGACCGTGCAGGAGATCGAAGCTGAGGCCCCGGCAGATGCGCAGGAACCCATAAAAAATGTTGACGCCATAGACCAGACCGTGATAGCTGCGGATGAGGTTGTCATCACAGATACCCAGGATGCCTTGACCACCTGTCAGGAAACCGTACAGGGCCAGAGTCAGGTGATCCAAGATCAGGGAACCCAGATTGTGACCGTCCAGGCAGACCTTGCAGCCACGAGTACGGACCTCCAGACTCAGACCACCAGGAAGAAAAGATACAGGACAGCGCTACTGGTAACGGTGGGCGGGATCCTGGTCAAGATTGCCGTCTGCCTGCTGTAGAAATTAATAGGCTGGCTTATGCAGGGGCTCCATGGGGGCTGGAAGGCGTCGAAGGACCCTGGAGGGTGTAGAGATGGTCTGAGGTCTCCTGAGCCCTGGGGGCCTGTGAGGCAGACTGTTGGCCCAAGCTCAGTTGTATACAGGTTGTATAGCTATGGCCGGGTACCCAATACAACCCTATGCCAAAACGTTGATAATACAGGGAGTTAAGACAAATGGGAAAATCCCAGGTGGTGAATTGTCATGGATGAATGGCCATTTTGGGGTAAGGGCTCAAGGTGTAAGCAGGAATACACAAAGTGGCTTTTCTAATCAACTTAAATACTCTCGGCCTAGCCTCTGGTCATGATGAAAACATGGAATGATGAATGCCATCACAGGATTTAGTTGTATAGCCAGGGGGCCAAGGTTGTATGCTGGATCCTGGGAGGTCATCCATGGCCAAGCGGTACACATACACAGAACTCAGGACCCTAGAGGCTACTGGAAAGCAGCTTTGGTATTCCTGGCCGGGGACCCCTGGCCTAACCTTTGCGATGACCCCTGCTGGCCGGAAAAGCTGGATCCTCAGATATGGGGGAAAGAAACCAATCGTGTTCACCCTGGACGCTGAGTTTGGCAAGGCCACCCTAGAGCAGGCCAAGGAAGAGGCAGTAGCCAAGCGCAGAATGTTGCTCCAGGGGATTGACCCCCGCAAGGTGGAAGCTCCTGCCCCACCTCCAGCAGCACCAAAGGCCCTGACCCTGGATATAGTCTGGGAAAAGTACAAGGTGGTTCATCTTCCTAAGGTCTCCATTGATCATCAGGAATTCCAAGAGGATGTTTGGACCCGTCTGGTGCAGCCATTCTTTGCGGGACAACCAATCAAGGATATTGATAGCGGAATGGTTAACAATTTTCTTGATGGCATCGGCCTAACCCGTAAGGCCATGGCAAACAAGATCCAGAGCTTAATATCTGAGCTATGGAGAATTGCGGGTATCTATTGGCCAAAAGAAGAAGGCACAAGACTTAATCCTGTATGGGGCAGAAAAAAATATAAAATACCTGTTAAAAAGAGAAGTTTGGAACCCCAAGAGTGGAAGCCCTGGGGTCAGGCTTGGATGGAATGCCCCAGGGAAGATAAATACCTGCTCATGTTTCAACTGTTATGCGGTTGCCGTGATGGAGTAATGCTCAACTATGACCCGCAGTGGAGGGTTGATGAAGGGACATTGTTTTTCCCTGAGGGGACACGGGGAGTCAAACTATCCACGGGACATGTTATCCCTAAGGCTGCTCAGCCACTTATAGCTAAGTTTGTAGAATCTGATCATTATAGGCTTAACAGAACTTGCAAATGGATAACAAGGCATTCCAATATGCCACATTTGGCACCACATAGCCTAAGAAAGAGCTTTGCATCCTGCGGGGAGGACATGGCGGAACAGATTAACCAGCTTGATTCACTAATCGACCACGGCCACAAAGGTTCCCGGCAAGCATACTTCATGCAAAATGTTAAGCCATTACGGCCAGTGGCCGAAAGGGTGAGCAAGCGTATCCTTAAGCTGTTGGGTCTCACTGCTGAGGACATTCTAAAGTAGTCCTAACCCCAATCCGTAACCCTACTTACACATTACCAAAAAATATCCTTTGCATTGGGCTACCTCTAAGAGGTAGCCTTTTTGCATTGGAGGCGAAGTGGCTAATGACAACATCGAAGCAAAGCTTGAGGAATTCCTAGCAGGTAATGACCGAGTAAGCATCGTGAAAAAGTATGGCCAGCAGCTAGAGGCCTACTGGAAGGACTACCAAGCCAAGCGTAAGGCCATCCATGGCCACGGCAAGCAACCCACAGACTAGAGAGGGCAGACATGGCAAGATCACCGTGATTCAGATATTTCCCCTACCACAATTAACCTCAACCCTCTTACACTCAGACCAGCACAGGAGCTTACCAATGGCTACCATCAAAAAGTTTACCCCCAACCCCAACCCACAGGAGACCCCAGACATGGTAGAAAAGTTTGCAGACCCCTCCCAGGTGCTAGCTTTCCATGCAGACCCCAATGGAAAGTACATGGCACACTTCCATCATTTTGCCATTGATACCCCCACCCGGACTGTGACAAGCAAGGGCGGTAAGGACAAAGTTAGCTATGAGTGCAAGCAGCCTACCTTGAGGCTGGCCGATGTTGACGCCATCATCAAAAAGCATGACGAGCTTATTAAGGCTGGCCGTAAATCCACCCTGGAAAATGCAGCGCTCAATATCCTGGGCCTTGACCTGTTGAATTCACTGGAAAAGGCCAAGCTAGACCTAGAGCCTGTCATCGAATGGGCCAGGGCAGATGCCACGGCCAAGCTAGGGGAGCGCGAGAAGGCCCCCAAGGCTGCGAAGGCTGGGGTTGATGCCGTGGTAGGCGAACTGGCCAAGATCATGGTAGGGATGCAGCCAGAGACCCTGAATCAGGCTGAGTATCTGGATCCTGACATGCTCAAGGAAAAGCTGAGGACCCTGGTCAATGATGATGTCCTGATGGAGAAGGCTGTCCTTCATCTGGGCGGTTGCATGGCGGCTAATGGCCGCATCAAGGGAACTGGAGCTATCCGGCTGCGGGCTGAGAAGGACCCTGCCAAGGTTGCAGCGAACAAAGCAGCTAAGTCTGCAAAGGCGCTGGCCAAGTAGCATATATCAATACATAAACAAAGGCCCTGGCAAAACGCTGGGGCCTTTTTGTATCTAAAATCAGAATTAAGTATAGTGAGGATATTATAGATGCCGATGTATCAGCGATTTTGTAAGTCATGCAATTTATGTGAAGATTACCTAGAGCGCATGGAATCCATAGACCCTATTGAGTGTCCCAATTGCCACCAGGAAGCCATGGAAAGAGTGCTTACCTCATGCTCTTTTGTGATAGCCGGATATAGCTATGAGAATGGATATTCTTGATACTTCTCTTTAGTAGAGAGGATCAAATATCATGAGCAATATTTTTATGGTCTCGATCAGGAGACCCAATGGCAAGCATTTTAAACACAAGGCTGGTGGCACAAGTGGCCTAGCCATCCTGGAATATTTGATGGAACTGGAGCTAGGCCGGATTGTCAGTTATGATGAACTAGAGCTAACATATAGCATTACGTATGATGATGACAAGTATACTTATCTGCAAAATACTATTGATGGGGTCAAGATAGCGGTATGGACGGTGATGGAGAAGGACTGGGGCCTGAGAGAGACCCGGAAAAACTGAAACTGATAGAAGAAATGATACTGAGGATGAGGGAACTGGACAGAGAAAGAAGCAACCGGAGAATATTTTACGTGGATCACCTGAAATAAGTTTGGGGTGAGGGTCAAGTTTCTTAGGGGTCAGAAGAAATCTAAATTGTATGAGAGGGAGCAGATCCCGAGGCATCCCACCCTGAGGCCCTGGACCACCACCTGGGGCCTCAAACTTTTTTGATAGATCCCCAGCCGCCGAAAGTATCTGGATTAGGAGGCAGGCATGAGGCAGACCAAAGCAGAAATGCAGGTCCATGAGATGGAGGTCCTGGACGCCATGAATGATGCCCTGGACAGGATCCATGTGGCATACCTGCGTATGCGTATTCTGATCCCCCAGCGGAGCTATGGGGAGTGTGCCCGGGTCCTGGCCAGCGTAACCCCTGATGTGATGATCATGGACAGGGACTCATGGGCGGTGGGGCATCTGAAAATGCTGGCAGACTACGAAAGGCTAGCCTGTCTTTAGCTCACTCTAAATATAGTCGACATGGCTATAGGCTAGTCCTGTGGCCATGGTCGGCTATTATCTAAATACTCTCTGCCTTGCTTGAAATGCTGTAAATATAATCTCCTGAAATAAGGCGTTGACACTGTCAGTAGCCGACTCCACTATGTGGTCCGGAGGCAATATGAGCAAGAGCACTAAGGCGGAACTGGAAGCGGAACTACTAGAGGATGAGGAGATCATCCGGGAACTGATCCAGGAAAACCTAAAGCAGAAGGAAACCATAGAGGACCTTGTTTCCAAGTTTGAGCGTACAAAGACGGTCATGGAGGATATCCAGAGGACATATCAGGAGATCAAGGCAGACCTTGTCCGTGGACTACCTAATCAGGTGGCAGGACGTAGCGGGAGGAGCAACCAATGAACAAGACCGTGTACAAGACTCAGGCGCGAGACAGCAGTGGCCGATTCGCCGTCTATGTGGATCCGGTCGCGGCCAGGATCATCCGCGCAACCATCCGGAAAAATACCAGCCATGGCGACTACCTGCCCTATGGCGTCCGGGATCTGCGGGACGTAGCCCAGGCCACGGCTGATCTAGTCCTGGGGGTAGGGGCCTGCCGGATCACCAGTGCCGACATTGCCCGCGCCCTGACCGGGTGGACCTGGACGCCCGCCGGATGGGTGCTGGGATGATTGATCGTATCAGCTATTGTAACCTAACTTAAGGAGATAAAGTAATGCGCGTTAAAAATCAGAGTAACAACGTATTGGCCCTGCATAGCCTCAACGTCAATCCAAGTAAGCTGGTAAAGACAGGGATAAATCGATATGGCCATGCTAAGGGTTGGTTCCTTCCAGACTGGTTGGAGGTGGCATTCATCACGGCCAGGGAAAATATTATCCGGGATAATCACCGCACATATATGGAAGAGCATGCGGATGAAATTGCCCTGGAAGAACTCAAGTATGACTTGGCTGAATCAGCAAATGAATCTGGACTTATGGAAGGAAAGGACTTCCATATTACCTGGGATGGTAGGCTTACCATTTACGGGATCAGGAAGAGCAAGAACGTAATCCGGCGGAATAGTCGATAGGCCCTGGGATCCCCTGGGGCCTCATGAAACCTCCAGCGGAAAGCAGCGGCAGATGGACAGCCCTGCTAATCTCACACAAATTGTTTGAGGTTAAATTTATTTTTGGGGCAAATGTGTAAGCCTGATTACGGACTGGCCTTTAAGGCTAGGTTGGGAGGCATCTTTCCCCTTTAGTTGGTAGAAACATCTGCCGTATAGTAATACATACCGTGGCTCATCCCACATGGAAGAAAACAATGATCGTCAATATCAAACCCTTCACCTCAATCTATCTGTTGCCTGTGATTACCGCTCGCGGTTGAATCCTGGGGGATGACTTCAGATAGGTTGGGGTGGAATTTATCTATAGGAGCCGAAATGGCTAAATCATTCAACAGGTGGCTTCACTACCAAGCCGACAGAGATGATTCTATTGGGGACCTAGCATCAGACGCTATCCGTGATTATTGGATTAATACTGAGGGAGCCCGGCCAGATAAAAAAACCATCTGGAAGCTTTACCCACGGGGCATTGTTTCCTGGGAGAATCACATAATTATCCGTGGAGCATGTTCTGAGGCTATAGAGGCCCTACATGCAGCATGGGATGAATGGAAAGAAGAAAATAAGGCGCTACGGAAAGAAACCGAGAGAGGTAAGTAATGAAAGAATCTGGGGATAAAATGAAGGTGGTCAATATTACTAGTGAAGATCCTAAGGACGTTGAAATTGCGTACCTGCAGGGAAAGATTAAGAAACTTGAGGGTGATCTAGTACACCTCCAAGTGGTGAATAGGGTTCTGAGCGAAAGGCACGGGATCACAGATAAACCTGAGCCTTACGTGATGGGTTATCTACTCGGAATTTCAGGGGGAAACATCCTGGGAAGAAAGGGGCGCAAGTAATATGCCAAGGAAAAAGGATGATAGATTATGGGCACTGCAACTTAATCTTGATAGCTTCAATTATGTATTTATGAGTCTGGATACGGATATCGAGATGGCTATGTTTTTACGTGGTCTTGCTAAAGGATTCAATGGGGCACCCGTCCCGGTTCCGTATAAGGACGACCAGACATACATGATGGGGTACACTTTAGGTGCAGAAACGTTAGGGGCTACCAGGAACTACAGGGAGAATAAGAGTCATCCACCTATCAAAGATAGTGATGGCAGGCTTAAGGAAAACAAAATAAGGGACACCGAAGGTACACCGAAAGGTACACCGAAAGGTACACCGGAGGTACACCGAAATGCATATCAACCAATAACCAATAACGATAAACCAATAAACAATAAACCGACAACGACTAACCTAGCAGCACCAGAGGTGCCATTGGTTGAGGTTGATCTTATTTCTGAAAGGGAGAGTGAGCCTATCAAGGTTTCCCCTATTGATCCCGGTCTAGAACCTATTAGAATCCCTGATATCCCTACCCCATCATCACAGGATGATCTCTATGAATGGGTCCTATCCCAGTGGAATGAGGTCCTGGCCTCGGATAAATCAGGCCTATTGAGGCCAGCATCACCAAAATTGTTCCCTGAGAATCTATGGTCCTATCATACCAAGAACCCTGACTGGCTTGAAAATGCTTGGCTTGCCATCCAATGGTGTGGCCACCACAGGTGGGACCTTGACCTCCCTAGTAAGGCAGGTAATCAGTTTTCCCCACCCCTCCACTGGGCCATAGCCCCAGGGAAAGCGGCAGAGTATGCCGCCCTGATGAGAGGTCAGATCACCCGCTGGAATGGGGAGCGAGCCCGCAAGCGGAAGGCTGCGCAGCAGCAGGCCGCACTCATGGCCAAGACTCAACCCCAACCTAAGCCACAGGGACCCAAAGCAATCAAGCCTGCGACCCTTACTTCCCTGGCTGGCGCCCTTTCTGTCGGGGTTGCCAAGGCCCAAGGGCCATCCGCAATTGACCTACCAGCACTCGCTAATTTTAAAGGATAGAGATAATGATCTGCGCAGAAGCAAGCTATACACTCATGTTGCTATTTTCAGTCAAAGAACAAGACTACGATGGTTCCCTTGCCTGTTCAAGGATGCCCTGGGACTCAATATCTTCCATCCTTGGCAGGGTTGACAGCCGTAACTTTGAACTCAGAGCCCTAAATTATTGCCGGGCATACTATGAAGCTCATGGAGTGGCCCCAACCATCACATTATTTTCCACAGTATTTGCTTCCCTGGCTGGACGGGTAGACACAGAGCTAGACCTAAAGCCAGAAGATGCCCCCAAGGCATATGAAGAAGCAGACTTTCAATCTTTAGTCCAGATGTATCAGCAAGGTTGCCCCTATAGCCCCTCAGACGTGGCAGGCCTCACGGAACAATGGATCCGGGCCGTACAGATGGATTCCTGGACTAACATTGCCTCTAATGCCTCTGGAATGCTTTACTCTGGGAAAGCCTTCTCTGAGATCAGAGAAGAAGCTGTAGGACTTCTAGATGCCCTGGTAGGAACCCCTGGAGTCCAAACATGGGAACATGTCCAATCCCCATCAACCTGGATCAAAGAGTATAACGCCATGGTCTCCCGGAATGCTCAGAGTAACCCTGTCCTCACAGGTTATGAAATGATTGACAATACATTCCGGGGCCTCAGAGGTGGGGATTACCTGACTGTCCTGGGTGCCTCAAGGGATGGAAAATCAACCCTGTGCCAGAATATCGCCTACAACGCACTTCAAAATGGATGCTCAGGGGCCTATGTAAGCTTGGAGATGGGGAAAATGGAGGTCCAATATCGTCTCTACTCCATGCACTCAGGCCATGAAAAGTTTGAACCCTACGGAAACAAGGTTCCATTCCTGGACATGGCCACAGGCTCACTCACAGAGGAGCAGGGCAACTTCATGCGGGATTTTGTCATCAATGATTTTAGCCTGCTCCCTGGCCGCCTAACGATCATCGATGGAACCTCGGCAGGTTACACCACCCAAGGCATCGAAACGGTTCTGAAGGGCCTTGAGGACCCAGCAAGGCCCTATCAATTTGTGGTCATCGATAGCCCCAGCCTAATGGAGCTTCCCCGCATAAAGAATCTCCCCACCTTTAAGGTGATCGGGGAGCTACATAGAAGCCTCAAAGTGCTGGCAGATAGCTGGAATAATGGAAAGGGTATCGCTGTCATAGCTCCTGTGCAGGCTTCAAGGGATGGCATCAAGGAAGCCGAAAGAAACGATGGTTTCTATAACCAGTTAGCCATTGCAGACTCAGCAGATATCTTTAGGCATTGTTCACAATGTATTGCTATTTCAGCCCCGGAATGGATGCGAGATAATGATCGTAGTCTCATACATGGCTTAAAGGGCCGATGGTCTCAAGATGTTCCGGGCTGGACCTATGATGTAGATATCATGACTGGTAGAATCACAGACGCACAGGTCCCACCTATTGCTAAGCCAAAAGAATTTGGATCTGATGATGACTACAAGGGAAGCACAAAAGCCAAGAAGAGGCCTAAGCATTATCCTGGTGATCCTGTCCCACCTACCCCAAAGCTAGATACCCCGCCATTTAACCTTTAGAACACCAAGGGCCTAACCGCCCCCACATTACCCACCCCACCACCTTTCAAGTCTTCTAGGCCCACTGCAGCCCCAGCAATCCCTATTCAGACACTTACTCTAGGACCCCATATGCTTCGCTTTACCCTTTCCAGTTTTCCCCCAACAACCAGTCACCTCTATTTCCAGCGGGGCCGTCATCGTGTCCTAACCGATGTTGCCAGGGCCTGGAAGGCCTCAGCACAGGCAGATGTTGCCAGGGCCTGGAAGGCCTCAGCACAGGCCGAGGTGACAGAGCAGGTAATGAGCACACCAGGATACCCAGAGGCTCTAGCGGGCCTGTTAGGGGCCAAGGTAAGGGTTGTGGCTACCTTCTATGGTCCAAGCTGGATATGTAAGAACGGCTCTGTAAGGAAGAAGGATGTTGCCAATATGGAGAAGGCCTTATGGATGCCGTGTTCATGGGCCTAGCCCGGGATGACAGCTATACCTGGAGCCTGACGCTTACCAAGGGTATTGATGACCATGAATGGGTTGAGATTTATATAGAAGAGGCAGCATAGTATGATCGACAAAACAGAGAAGCGCTGGCAGGCCATGTATTATGAGTTGGCTAAGGATTACGCAATCCTGGAAGCAAAGTACAACCGAGTTAACGCTAACCCTATGATGTATAACGAAGAAGAAATCAATAGACTTGCTATTGAAGTGTATAATGGAATACATGACCAGCGGAAAGCAGCGGATAAGTAATCGCATACAAAAAATATGAAATTAGGTATACTCCGTGTATTTGCCTTTAAGAGAGAGAAGGAGCAAACATAATGAAAGACACCATAACCCTACTCCGCGACTACCAGACCGATTACCTAGCCATCATGGGAGAGATCGTAGATGAGACAAGGCTAATCAGCACACTCCGGGCCTGTCCTAACTCCACAGATGTGGTAAACGGCCTTACTACACACATGGAAGGGCTATGTGGACAGCTAGACAAGCTGGAGAGAGTATTCGTTGAAAAGCTTAATATGCAGATACTTGCTAATGATTTGCTGGAAAGAGAGGCTAAATAATATGTGGCCATTTAAGCGGAATGAAAAAGTAACCAATCAGACAAGGCTTGAGTCTGCCCCCACTAAGGAAAGTATAGCAAATTTCCATGAACTGCTAAATAACACATTCAAGGATGATGCCTACACAAATGAACATGTTACTTACTTGGTCTATACTAGTGCTCTGGCTGGCTGGTCTAAGGTAACACCTGACTTTATTTCACACTGCATGTATGAGGCTGGATTTGAGCGTATCGCCACATGGAACAAGGAAGAAAACAAGCCTAACCCTGTCATCTGGCGCAGGAAGAAGAAAGATGTTAGTGAGGCCATGCATTATGAGGTTGACCAATACACAGGCGATGATTACCTTTGCGGCAGTAGAACTAATGATCGGCTCTTACATTAATGGATCGCGCATATCAAATAAACGATGTAATAGCGGTTGAAAGGCAGGCTATTGATGAGCTTCTAGCCCTTAACCCTGATTTATACTCATATAATCCAACATTCATCCAATACGTGATGCAACACTATCACCCGGAATGGCAAGCCACACTAGGCGACACAAAGATAATCCGGGTGGCTCCACTATTTAAGAACGAGGCTGTCTACTACTGGGAAGAAGTCGGATCCTATCTCTGGAGTAGGTGGAACACCAGCAAAGACGATAATGACCGCAATAACCTACTGACATACATCTATCCTATCATTGATGGACAAATATTTAGACGCTCAGCTAGCAAGATGTGGCAAATAAGCTACCCAGAGCTATTTCAAGAGCTGGTTCTGTCCATGATCAGAAGAATTCCAAAGTTTGACAGCAGTAAAACCATGGGTAAATCACAATCACCCGCAACAACCTTTGCTTATTTCAACTATGCGACAAAAATGGAACTAATAACAATCACGACCAAGTATAGGAACAAGGCACTAGAAAAATTCAACGCTACAAATTGGGATGATGACTATATGGAATCGGCTGTGTCTGGTGATCCTATGCCATATATCAGGATAGACGGTGTATGGCGAGAATATCCACAACAATCATTCGATTCTCTGATGTCAAATTCCCCGTGGCGCAAGAAAAAAGAGGTTTCGCAACCAACCTATCCAGCCGAAGAATCGAAGTTAGTAAAGAGGAGCTAAATATGAGTGCAGTTGACACCTATAAAACCAATGGATACCAAGTAATCACCAAGGCATTAAATTCAACCTATATCGTATATAAGTATTATCAGGGTAACGACATTAGCCAAGATGGATGCATCTATGCTAGACAGTTCTCGCTAGATGCTAATGGTAGCCTGATAAATTCAAAGATAGCGCTTATTACCATCGAGACCGCGCACTATATGGCACTACAGAATGACTCAGCGGTATCTGACTATGTAATCCAGACGATGGCAGGATAATATGGCTGATATGCTGACTGTCGAAGTCGATGTAAAACCTGTTGTGGAATGGCTAGAATCAGCCGCACCTAAACAGGTTGCCTTTGGCGTCTCGTATGGACTAAATAAACTCGCGCTAGAGATACAGTCAGCAATTCAGGCCAGCGTTGAACGTCGATTCAATCTAAGGCGTAAGACTTGGGTACTGCATAGGATTTATATCAGCAAGGCAGACAGAGCAACAAAGGATAACTGGGTTGTTATCATCAAGGTTGATGAACCAAGAGACATCCTTAATAAGTTTGAAGATGGAGGTACACACTTTCCATACAATGGGCACAATCACTTAGTCATACCGAACAAGACTATCTTCAAAGATATTATTCGGTCCAGCGATCCACTATCCATACGCAATCTACAACTGAAAGAAACTAAGCCTAACCATCTTCAAGGCAACTATGGAACATTCTTGATCGACAGCAAGACAACTGGAACACCATTAGTCCTACAGGACATGTCAGCAATCGCCTATAAGAATGCTGGGAACCTCAAGACACTGAAGAAGCTAGAACGTGGACTAAACAAGAAAGATCCACGTATTGGTAACCGTATCCTGTATACATTGGTCAAGTCCAGCAAGGTCCCAGCAAAGCTAGAGTTTATCACGACTGCTAACAACATCGTAGACACCAGACTAGCAGATGTGATGACGGATGCAGTCGATCACGCTATCAGGACAGCCAGATGATAGCGACATTCATATGGATGCACTCATTTCATGGTCCACTTATATAAAGATAGCCCGGTATGCGCCGGTCTGCTAAAAGGGTCCTCTGGCGACCTTTTAAACGTCGAGGGTTTCGAATGAGGCTCGGGGTGGACCTACACACAACATTTATGAGGCAGTAATTCCTACCATGATGCAAAATGCAACACTTTTAGGTAAATATAATGGGCAGACCACGTAAAATACAACCAACAACAATAGAATCTGAAATATCTCAGCCAGCTTTGAACTTGCAACGTCTAACCCAGACCCAGCTAGCTGGAGCCCTGGGGGTAGTAGACCGCTCGATCAGGAACTGGATCAAGGATGCGGACCCTGCTTACCCATTCCCCAGGATCGAGGGTGCCAATGATCGTGAGACCCGCTATAGCCTAGCCCAGGTAGTCAAATGGCTGTGCGACGATGCGGCCAGGGCCGCCCTGTCCCGTGTGGATGCCAGCCCAGAGAACCAGGCAGCGGCCACCCTGCGCAAGACGATAGCTGACGCTGAGCTGAAGGAGCTAGAGCTAGCCCGGCGTAAAGATGAGCTGCTGGAGGTCCAAGATGTAGAGAGAACCTGGACGGGGGCCTTATCGCGGTTTAGGTCCACGTTACTGGGTTCAAGGTCTGCCCTGGCAGAGGACATCCTACGACTAGAAACCTTAGCCTATCCAGAGATCGGTGCTGTATATGATCGTTATATTTATCAGGCACTATCTGATCTATCAGAGCTAAAGCCAGATGACCAACCTGAGACGATAGAGGACGTGGATCTATGAAGGCCCATACCCTCTTAAGCCGTGTGGTCAATACCTTAAGGCCACCTGAAAACCTATCCCTGAGTGAATGGTATCAGAAGAATATTGTATTCAGTGCTGCGGCTTCCCGCAAGGCAGGCCGGTGGGATCCTACTTTCGCTCCGTTTCAGCGATCAATCATGGATGCTTGCACTGATCCCAGGTATGAGCGGATTGTGGTAATTAAAAGTGGACAGTCAGGTATCACTACAACTGTCCTAGCTGGGATGATGCTTTACAGCATCTTTCAGGAGCCTACACATATTCTCTATGTTCGCCCATCGGATGAGGATGTCCAGAAATTCAGCAAAAAGGAATTAAAAAACCTTCTAGACGGCTCACCTAATTTGCGCGGGTTTTTTAAGGAATCTAAAGGCAAGGAACAGAGTAACAACATCAAGCTAAAACTATTCCCTGGTGGATCCCTAACAATGATCGGCTCTGGTAGTGCTGGGGCACTCGCTGGGTTCTCTGCCAAGATAGTCCTGATTGACGAAGTAGACAAAATGAAGCCAGTACCTGGTGTCGGCAACGTCCTAGACCTTGCAGAGACAAGGTCCAAGACATTCACCGGCTATGGCCGGAAATTAATATATGTATCAACTCCGGAGCTTGCAGGGTCTGAAAATACTGTAGGGGATCTATATAGCACTAAAAGCGATATGAGGAAATGGTTTAGCCCTTGCCCTTATTGTGGAGAGTATCAGACGATAGAATGGGCAAATGTTAAGTATTCCCATTGCAAGGAAACCCTGGATGATATCTATATAGAGTGCATAGCATGTAAGGGGCATATATCCGAGTTACAGCGTATGCCAATGGTTCGCAAGGGCGAATGGCGCGTTACAAACCACAGCCCTGAAAGGGCCGGTTTCCCTGGCTTCTCATTTAATGATTTAATCAGTCCCCTGTCTGGTGGACTGGTGGCCATTGTCCGGGAATGGTTGGATATCGGCATGGACCAATTGAAGCTAAAAAACTTCATCAATGAGAGACTAGGCCAACCGTGGGAAGAAAAGGCACCTAACCAGATATCAAGTAACTCTATCTTTAATAGGCGTGAACGCTACAGCTACCCCATCCCCTACGGTGTGGGGATGCTCACCATGGGCGTGGACGTGCAGGATGACCGCCTAGAGTATTCGGTCTGGGGCTGGGGTAAGGATGATGAAAGTTGGCTTATCCGTCACGGCATCATCTTGGAGTCCCCCGGCCTAGCCAGGGCCTGGGAAACCTTGGAATCTGTGATCTATAGCGATTACGCCCATGAATCAGGGGCATCCATCCCCCTAGACCGGGTCTGTGTCGATACTGGAGGTCACTTCACTTCCCAGGTATACAATTTTGTTCACAAGCGATGGCCTCAAATTGTCCCTATCAAGGGATCCTCAGTTCTAGGGGCTCCAATGACCCCGGCCCGTGGGGCTCCAGCAGGACCAAGGAACATCCTGCGGTATGACCTGGGCGTTGACTCGATCAAGGATCAACTATTCTCATATCTCCAGATCGATACGGAAGGCCCCGGCTATGTTCACTTCCCGGAGCATGCTATTTCTATCAATCCAGAGTACGATGAAGAATATTTTAAGCAGATTGTTGCCGAGGTTCCCGCCTATCACTATGTATCAGGCCAGAAAACCAAATACTATAAGCAAATTAGAAGGAATGAGGCCCTAGACTGCTGGGTTTATGCTTATGGTGGGTTCAAAATGGCCAACTATTCCAACATCCTCCCTACTAGGCTGCAAGAGCTACGGTATCGCGGTCCTGTCCAGGCAGAGGTTGCGCAACCTATTACACCTCCTAGGCAGGTAGTCACACCCCAGCAACAGCCCAGGACGGCTAAATATAAGATTCAGAACAGTGGAAGCTGGAGGTAATACACCTAATCAGAAGTTATTCACAGAGGGCAATCTGTGTATAACGTCGAAAATGTATTTCCCATCCCTAATTTAAAGCTCTTGCAATCTGATTCTTGGGATATTGTAGTCTATTTGCCTGGGGTAAGTCCCGCAACTCATACGCTATATTATGCACTAGTTTTGTCAACTGGTGGAACCCCTATTATTCTAAGCTCTATTGCCTATCCCGGTAATCCAAATAAATTCCAGCTATTGCAACCTAGTAGCATTACCACCACCTATGCACCTGGGAGATATAACGCCCAGGCATATATAGTTGACGGTGCTGGTAATCGCAGAACCCTATGTGAAACCATCATTAGAATAATGCCTGACCTATCGCTAAATCAACCTACGGTTGACCAGCGAACCCCCAATGAAAAGATGTTAGACGCCATCAGAACGGCCCTGGCTAATGATCTAACTAACGCGGTCGTCGAATATAGCGTAGGGGGTCGCACCTTTCGCAAGGGGCGGACTGAGCTACTGAAGCTTCAATACCACTATGAGTATGAAGTCCGCAAAGAAAAAGGACTCCAGATGGGCAATGCTATCTATTTCAGATTTTAAGGATTAAATAATATGGGTTTCAAGGATTTTTTTGGATTCAATATTAAGCCTGTGATGGATAAGCCTGTGGTTCCAAGGGAACAGAAACGCTATATGCCAGACGGCATGAAGCTGGATAGGCTAAATGGTGACTGGTTTGGCTCTATGCTGTCCCCTAACCAGGAAGTAAGGGCAGGTTTTACCCTAGTCCGGTCCAGGGCTAGGGATCTAGTAGAAAACTCCCCTGTCATGCAAGGTTATGTTGGGCTCCTGCAGCAGAACCTAACCCCGTTTAAGGTCCAGTCAAAAGTCGGTAATGCCAGAAAGGGAATCAATAGAACAGCATCCAAGATCATTGAAGATGCCTGGGAGGAACATTGCAAGCCAGGAAACTTTGAGGTCTCAGGTCGTTTTAGCTTTGATGAGTGCGTCAAGATGTGGGCTCAGGCTTGGGCTACAGACGGTGAAGTCTTGGCCCGGCACCTATTTGGACAAGGCCCAGACGGTTACTGTGTCCAACTGCTTAACTCTGACCTTCTGGCTAAAGAAACCTATGATGGTGCAAGTAAATCTTCCCTGTACTCCATGGGGGTTGAGCGCGATGAGTGGGACCGCGTAATCAAATACTGGATCCACAGCAGGTATCCCCAGGAATCTGCTAATGGTGGTCCGCTTCTAAAGCTGTCCCCCAATGAAGTCATTCACGCATTTAAGCCTCACCAGATTGGGGCCTGCCGTGGCCTGCCTCCATGCATGGCCTCCATGACCTTGATTAAGCAGCTAGACAAATACCGGCAAGCAGAGGTAACAGCCGCGCTGGTTGGGTCCTGCACAGCCGTTTTCTACACCCAGGATGGCTCCGTCACTGCTGACCCCTACAACGGTGCAGGAGCTGGCCCAGCGGCAGGATCACCAGCACCCATCAATGAGGGTGGAGTAGCCCTGGACGGCCCTATTGGGGGTCAAATCCTAGAACCAGGTGTAACGACCAACCATCTGGAGCCAGGCATGGCAGAGGCCCTACCAGCAGGGGTCACTCCCCATTTTTTAAATCCAAGCCATCCAGCTACAGCTTTTGATGCCTTCACCCGGTCCCTTAAGTTGGATATCGCGGCTGGACTAAAGCTGTCGTACAACATCCTATATGGGGACTGGCAGAGCACATCCTTTAGCTCTATGAAGGCCGCGTACAACCAAGACAAGCAATTCCTGGAGGATTTACAGGACTTCTTCATTCAAAAAATCCTAGATCCTATCTATGAGAATTGGATCGAATGGGCCTGCATGAAGGGGATCATTGATCTTCCAGCGGTAGGTGGCAATTACGATATCTATAAGGATCACAAATTCATTGCGCCAGCCTTCCCATTTGCTGATCCCCTGAAGGATATCCAGGCCCAGATTGCTGATTTTGGTTTAGGTACAACGTCTAAGTCGCGGCTAGCTGCGGCTAGAGGCGAAAGCTATGAAGAGATACTACTTGAGCGCCAGCACGACAGGGAACTAGAGACCCATTACGGCGAAACTGACGAAACTGTTAAGCCTACTAACGACCCCGCTCTTGGTAAGCCCGGTGCTCCAGCTAATACCCAGGTCCAGGGGCCTATTAAGCCAAACAACTTTGCTACCGAGCCTGACCCAACAGCTCAGGATCAAGGAAAACAATCCAAATAATTATAAAAGTAAGAAGTTATTTCCAGAGGACTAAATATGAAGATTCTAAAGATACAGGAATGCCGATCATTTATAGCTGAAAAGCCTAATGAGGATGGGAGCTATCATCTCACCTTCAGTTCCGAATATGCGGGACAGCGAGCCTTTGGTAAAGAAATCATCAAGCATGATCCTGGCTCAATCAATATGGACTATGCCCGTAATGGTGTCCCCCTTCTTTGGGACCATGACCCAGATAAGGTTATTGGTAGGGCTGAAAATGTAAGGATCAACCCCACCACTAAACAGGGCGAGGCAGACGCTAGATTCTTCAAAGATGACCCCATGGCGGACAAGGTCCGCAACTGGGTTGACCAGGGCCACAGGGAAACATCATTCCGTTATTCGGTTGATGACTACACAGTTGTTAGGTCAGCGGATAGGAAGACTGAGCCTGTAGTTAACATTACAAAATCTACTATCAAGGAAATCTCTATTGTTGGGATCCCATTTGACCCCTCGGTTGGGATATCTACTAGAAGCTTTGACTCAGAAGAAACTATTGAGATTGATGTTGACTCTGTCAGGTCAGATGAACCTGTAGCTGCGGTAACCGTAGAGACTACTGAGCCTGTAATAGAAGCTAAAACAGAAGTTTTAGAAGTTATTAAAGAAGAAACACGTGCTGTTGATACAGCCGGTATTCCAAACATTGTTATTGAGGTATCACCTATGACGCCAGAGGAAAGAAAAGCACTAAACCAGCTTCACAACTTCGCAACCAAGCAGAATTGCCTGCGCGAGTATGAGGAGCTTTCCGGATCGGATAAGTCCGTGGATGAGATCAGGGCCGCCCTGATGGATGCCATCGGGGAACGCAATCAGCCTATCACCACCACTGTTTCTGTTGAGGATGCGAAGGAGCTAAAGAAGTCTTTTAGTCTTTCCCGCGCTCTTGAGGCCAAAATTTCTGGCGACTGGTCTAAGGCTGGCTTTGAAAAGGATGTACAGCGCCAGTGGGAAAGCCGTCAGGTCAATTTCAACGGCGGACTGATTGTCCCGCATGAGGCCCTACGCGCTGCCGATCCTAACGTTATGGCTATCTCTGGCCAGGGTGCAAATTATCAGTTCACTGAGTTTGCTGGATTCGTTGACATGCTCCGCCCTCAGTCTGTGCTTCTTGCACATAACGCTAAGGTATTTTCTGGCCTAACCAATAACTATAAATTCCTCCAGGAAAATGCTTACCCCTCAACTTACTGGGTATCCGAGAATCCCGGTCAAGATGTTGCAACATCCTACGATGGCACCACCACAAAAACCCTTTCACCTCATAGCCTCATGGCTAAGATGATCTTCTCCCGTCAGCAGTTGGTCCAGACCCCTGGCACTACCCCATTTGACGTGCTGGCAACTTCCTGGATGACCCGCGAGCTTGCAATTGCTTCCGATATTGCTGGCTTCGGTAATTACAGCACTGCTGGTGTTCTTACAGCGCTGTCTGGTGCTCCAAGCCAGGGAATTCTTCTGGATCCTGGTGTCCAGACTGTTGCCGGTGGCCTGGGAGTTAACGGTGGGAGTATCAGCGTTGATGCAGCCGCTGTGCTTAACCTCAAGACCCTGTTGAACAAGGCAAATGCTCTAAACGGTTTCAATCCTATCTATATGACTACCCCCGATATCCAGGGTGTCCTAGAGAAGACTGTTTACCCTGGCCTTACCTATGCAACAGTGCCTTACTGGTATCAGGACAAGCTAGGTGGTTACAGTGCCATCGGCACCAATAACCTGCCCAATAGCTTGACCAAGGGTTCCGCAGTAGGAACTTGTAACGCTGTCATCATGGGCGACCCCTCCAACGTGGCCTACGGGATCTTTGGTGATCTAATCCTCACCGTGGACCCTTACACCCTCGCCGGGCAGGCTCAGTATCGTCTAATCGCTAACCAGCTCATGGATGTTGCCTTGCTCCGTCCCAGCGCCTTCGCGGTTATCACAGACGCAATCGCTGCCTAAGTGATTGATTTTGCTGGGGATCTTGCCCTAGTCTACCAAGACACCGGGACCGTGGCTTCCTTCAATGGGGCCACGGTCTATGGTTATTATGATGCTGCATCTATGGATGTCTTAGGCGCAGATGGGCAAGGTATTGTTAGCGTTACCAAGCAAACCTTTAGAGTCATGACTTCAAGCATTACGTCTGTCATTGTAAATCAGTCAACAATTATAATTAGTGGCACTACATATAAGATCATCGGGGCCAATAAGGTTGGTGATGGTCTAGAGTCAGACTTATTGTTGCAGGCATAGCATGATCCAAGAAATAAATTCTATCCTGCAAAACATCACAGCCAAGATTCAGGCGCTTCCTGCATTCTCGGGCTGGACTATTAGTGCAGACGAATATGAAACAACACCGGTAAAGCAATTACCGGTTGTCTTTGTTTATCCACAGAAAGACATCAAGGAAGACCTAGACGAAGAATGGGACACGGGGATTGAAAAGAGAGTGCTAACCGTAGCTGTAGCACTCCGGACCACTGGCTTCCCTGTCTCTACAACGGTTAATCCTTTGCTTGATGCCTTCTGCATC